TATCTCCTGATGATACAAAATTATTGTCCAGTTTGATACTCTTATAATAGGCGGGAGTAACAAATGCAATTCTTCCGCTTGTGGGAACCTTGGCATCAAACAAAATCATTGACGCTTCCAGGAAAGAAGAGTAAGCGTTGTCACTTGTGATAGTTTCTTCCTTTGTCTGATTAGCAGGAGCGTTCAATATCCATTTGGAAATTCTATATTTGTCAATAGTAGGAGTCACCACTTCCTTAATCTCTCTTGCCAGAGCCTTGGCAGCACTCATTGCCATCATGGTATCAGTGGCATTTCTGCGGTCGATACTAAAGGTAAATGATTTATCCTGTGTAAGTTCCAGCGTCTGGACATCATTTCCAAGCTCCACAGGTGTTCCATAACGGTTGCTTTGAGCATTCATATTGTAATTATTCAACGGAACGGTTGCAACGGAATAAACATTTACTTTATTCACTCCATCAAAATCATAATCTTTATTCACAGCGCCATCAGTCAGCGATTCTTTGCTTAATTCTTCATCAATGATACTGGAAAATTTTTCAGCGTAGTTTACGGCCATTATCAATTATCCTCCTATTCTTTCATTGCCTGTACAAAGGCGATTGCAAAGGGGTCTTTAACGGTATTTAAATTTTCAGATGCCCTTCCAAGTCCTTGCGGTGTTTTTCCTTTTAATCTCATTTCAATGCCATCAAAAACAAGCTGATTTACAAGCTTTATCGTGTTATTAAGACTGTTCATTGTACCATCTTCATCACTGTACTGAACAAGGTCAGCTACTCCAAGGGGAAGTTGTGCTTCTTCCAGCCGGCTATGTACTTTCTCTTTTAAATCCCTCTTTAGGATTTCAGCTTGCAATTGCTTGATCTGATCGTCTTTAGACATGCTTTGAAGCCGTTCTTGTTCCCAAGACTTCCGATTCTCATCAAGAACCTTTTGTAAATCCTCTTGGGTATAAGTCTTTGATTCTTCCTGGCCCGCTTCCTCATCGGATGAAACAGTCTCAACAGCTGGCTCGACAGTGGATTCTTCATCGGTCTTTTCTGTTTCAACATCTGCCTGTGGAGCAGTAGCTTCCTCACTGGAAGATGGTATCATTGCACCAACAATTTTTTCAATAAATCCCATGCTTAAATCAATCCTTCCCTATTTATATTTTTTCATTTGGCTGATACTAAATTGTAAATCCCTTTTCATGCTTTTTAACCCTCTATATTGGGAGGGATTATCTTGAATAGCATGATTCTTTTCTAATTGCTTTATTTTCCCCTTTACCTCTTTAAGCTGTTCATGGTACTGATCCATCAGAGATTGCATTGACATGGTGATCACCTAATTCCTGCTTTTTACTATATTTCTTATCTGCACTGAAGATAAATGGTATTTATTGGCTAATTGCCTATAGGCGGCACCCTGTTCATATTCTTGTATAATCATGTCATTCCGGCGTTGCCTTTCGATTACACCAGGTTTCGCTATATAGATCATGCTGCCTCCATATTCTTTTATCAATTTATAATAATTTTCTATTCCAATACAGTTAGCAAGCTCTCTTTGATCTTCTGACAGTTCATACTGGTTTATTAAGAAAAGTTCTTCTTTCATGCAATCAGTCCTTTCCCCTGCATGATATCATTTTTTTAATAAAGTTTTATATATCAACTTATTTAAGAAAGCACTTTATATTTTTACTTGACAGTAAAAATGCAAAATGCTTTCTTAAGTGATTAATTCATGGCTTCTATGAATAAATTCATGGCTGTTTTAAACCCGGCAATAAAGCTATTTTTTGCTAACAGTGAATCCTGCTTTCCAAGTGCTTCATCATATCGAAACATGATTTCTTTTGTTTCCTCGTCATTCCCCATCTTTTTTTCAATTTGTTCATAGAGAAGATGTAATTCATTATGAATACGATGTTGTTCCTCTGTCATTCTTCCGATATTAGAATTGTTATCTAAGATGGAATGTAAGTCAGCAATGTACTTGTTGCTGTTTTCGGTGCAATCCATTTCATTAAAAGAGAAAATATGCTTTTGGCTTTTCCTTTTAAAGAAATGAGCTTCTTTCACATTTTCCACATAAGCAAGATAGAAGCTTTCCTTTACCTTTTGAAGTGAATTTTCCATATTCTCGTATGTAGAACAGTCAACACCCTGCATCAGATCTTCCGGAAGTCCGCATTCTCTCAAATGACTGCTGGCAACATCTTTGTATACCTTATTCATAAGAGGGATTTCATGAGGTTCTTTTTCAAACATTTCCGTGCCAGTTCCATTGATAAGCCAATTCTTTTTAATACCGTATTCCTTGCAGATAAGAAACATAAGTGTATCGGATGGATTTTCTTTTCCGATTTCAATTCCGGATAAATCCACCTGTGTAATCCCTAAATTTTTGCAAAATTCTTTCTGTGTCAAATTTAATGCTGTTCTCATGGTTCTAATTCTTTCACCAACTGTATTCATTTGGTTCCCTCCTTGATTTGCTTATATACCTTTTAAAAACGTGTAAAACCCTTTTAAAATCGTTTAAATAGTCAATCCCCAAGAGATATGCCATAACTACATAAAAACGGCTGTATGGCGGTTAGGCGGTTGCCTCCATAATCTCCTGGTAGATAATTCCATTTTCCCAATAGAAATGCACCCAGCCATCGGAAAAGATAAGTTTAAAATTAATCGGTGACAGCCTGACCGTTTCATATCCATTAGAACGATAATCTTCCATAAGCCTTGTTACAGCAGTATGAGCTGTCAGAACGTCATAATGTACCTTGATAATATCCCTCATTGAAAACTCCTTTCAAACTTCGGTTGAAATATAAGTGATAATCTGATACACTATCAAGGAATAGTGGTTTGACAGTGTATCAAATCTTGGGTAGTCAGCTTTGCAGGGCTGGCTATCTTTTTTTCTCATTCTTTGGCTTGAACCGGAACACCTTTCCGTTGTCCGCATAGAAGCAACCATTCTTAAAAAATACGGCTTCGGTCAAAATAACTTCTTCCCCAATAACAACAATGTCGTGATTGTCAATGCGTACATACTTCCCTTTACCTGAAAAATAATCATCCTTATAAGTGCCGTCTAATCCATCTGTCAGAAGAATACCAGCATAGATAGTTTCTGTAAGGGTATAGCACTTATCTGCAATTCCATCTAAAATCTTGACCATTTCAGGTACTCCGTAAATCAGCTTTTTCAAATCCTTGTATGCATCAAGAATGTTATATAGCTGTATGCTTTCTTCCCCCTTCAGCTTTGCGTGTATAACGCTTGCATGAGGTACTTTCTCAAACTGTTTCATAAATATCATATTGCCTGTCCTCCTTATATTCCCATTTTCTCAGCAGCTTCATCTAAAATATCTGTTGTAATTTCTTCACCTAGGGCAGCCGCTATATTGGCAGCCAGTTTATACCGCTTAACCATGACACGTAATCCGCCTTTTCTTTGTGATACCTTTTGCAAGTACTGCAAACACTCTTTAGAAAGATGGCAGGTTTTAAACACGTTTTCAATGTCGTTTAAACTGTATTTATTCTTCAAAGGGCATTGATAACCAATTCGGCTATGAACCTGATCGAACTCACCAGCGCATCTGCCATTAAACATTCTATTTAAGATACTTGGGTTTCCTGAATAGACAAGTCCAACCTGTGCTTTGTCATTCAATGCCCGAATGACATCAAATGATTTTGGTGTCAGGTGCTGGGCTTCATCAATGATGATTAGTTTATTTGTCCCCTTGAGCCTTGATACCAGTAAACGCATCATTTCAGAAGTGGCGCCCTTGGGATTTTCTCCGATGGCTTCTAAAATTAGAGCCAGTACAGAGCGGTGGGAATTAGTGGTAACATCAGCTTCTACATACACCACACCGTTGTTGTGTTCCGCATAGTATTTTAATGCTGTAGTCTTTCCGCACCCAGCAGAGCCATAGAGCAGTAGAATATCATTGGTTGCATGGGTAATATGTATCTTATCAAGAATTTCAGATGTATTAGATACATTAGGGTTAACTTCCGGTTCTTTAGCCTGCGCTTGCCTTACAACACTCATAGATAAATATTGATTGATTTTTTGGGCTACCTCCTCATTGTTTCCTGAATAACTGCCATTTAGGAACAATGACAAGGTGGCTTTTGATATTCCAAGTTCCTTGGAAACTTGCGACTGCGTTTTCTGATTCTGCTCCATGAACTGTATCAGATTTAAACGCAGGCCATCATGATAACTGCTTTCTACTTTTGCCAATGCTGACATTTATTGTCCTCCTACTCTTTCAAAAAATTGTACAAGCGCCTTGTCAATATCTCTCGAATTTCTCTTATTTACTACTTTTTCTTCTATTTCCCTGTCCAGGCCTTTTTCTTGCTTTTCCGCTTCAATTGCTTTTAAATGCTTGTGTTTCTGTATCTGGATTGGAATCACTTGGCGTTGCTCCTCTGTGTTAAAATCATCCGCTTCGGAAGCCATATTTTTTACAAAATCTTCAATGGCCGGAGCTTTCGCGCCAATGCCCATCTGCGATTTAGTAATTTCCCTTATTTCCTTCTTTTTGCGGTTCAGCTGACGGATAGTTTCTTTTGTGACCTCAACATCAGTACCCAAGTCAACAAACGGCTTACACTCTGCAATACAGATATATTCATCTTTTTCCGTAAAGATATAAGCGTGCTTCAAATCGTCACTGTTATACCTTGCAAATACCTTTTTCCCAAAATATTCAAACAGCTTGACGTCTTCGTAGTACTCACCAATTTCAGGAATCCGTATTCCGTTCCTGCCCACCTTTAACGGCTTGGTTGTCCTCATAAGGAACAGGTTCAGGATATCATCACTCTTTACCACTCGTAACGGTTTTTCAAAATGGCTTTTATAAACTTCTATTGGTGTCCTGCCATTCATCCCTCTGCCGGAGTGAGGAGCATTGTTATAAGTCTTGACCATGTTCTTTACAAATTCAATAAAATCCTTGTATGGCATGGCGGTTTTTTTTAGCTTCTCATTGACCTTTTTCATCTTTTCCGGTCTTTTCTTCGGGTCATTGCCAATATAGGAAACCAAGTGCTTACAATACTTTCCTTCCAGTGTTCCGAATAACCTTTCTATCGGCTTAGCCTTGGCATTGAAGGGAATGGCATTCACAACCTTAATATTCATCTGTCTTGTAACGGATAAAGGAAATTCATTGTTGAACAAATCATAAACCTTATAATCTTTACCGTTATCAAGCAGTGTTTCATCAGGTATTCCGCACTTGTGGCAAGCCTTTGCAAAGCTGTCCAGTACGATATCTGAATTCGGGGAAACCTTATTGATTACATATCCGGTAATGAAGCGTGACCGCCTGTCAAACCAACCGCTTAACCAAGGACGGAAGACATAACCGTCTTCATCTACCACCAGCACATCAAAAATATGATGGTCGGCAACCCATTGTTGATTGGAATGGATTTTATCGTAATCAATTTGAAGCGAAGGCAACACTTTATCGTTATATGCTTTCATGCCCTCACGACCTAGAATAAGAGCATCTTTTCCCAAACCCTCAAGCTTTCGAGTGAAAGCAGATATGTGAGGTATCTCGATTTCAGGGAAGTGGTTCACGGCCATTTGATAACATTGCTCCTTGGTCGGTTTACTATCTTTCAGATAGAGTGCTAAAAATGTTTTCCATACTTCATCAGGGATAGAGGTTTCGCCCCTGTTATAACCGCCCCTTCTGTCAACCAGTCCATTCACTCCGTCTCTGTCATACTTCTTTTCCCAATGGTTTAATTGACGCTTGGTTAAAGGATTGTCCGGCTTCTGTTCGTTGTGCTGGCTCAAATAGGCTTGCATTTTGTCCGCTTGGGGATAAGCTTCTTTGAATTCCTTGTACTTTAGTACGATATTTAATTTTTGGTCTACTGCCTTGCGCTGTTCTGCGGTAAGGCTCATGTAAACGCTTTTTTGAACTTCCTGTTCTTTTCCGTAATAACGGTCTTGTGCTTCCTGTGGAAGACTTTCCAGAGCGATTTCTATTTGAATACCGCCCCTTCCTTTTCCTTTGACATGGCGATATTCATATTTACCATATTTAATTGCCTTTTTAATTGTACTCTCATGTAAATTAAGCAATTTAGCAACTTCATGAGTTTTTAGCCATGTCAATTTTCATCACCCCTATTCTGATTGAAGTAGAGTAGTAAGAAGTAATGAAATATCCACGTCAATGCTTGATGCTATCTTACTTAATGTTTTGGTCGATGGAGTAACATCACCACTGATAACCTTGTGAATACACATAATGCTTAATCCTGTATCTTCAGCAAGCCATTTTTGGTTTTTATCAATATCTCGTAACCTTGTAGCTATAAGTTTCCCCAACGGCGGTTTGTTAGATATAATAGTTTTTTTTGGCATTTAGGCACCTCCATTTTCTGTTGATTTATCTAACTCTTACTGTATAATATAAATTAGATGATTTTATTATAATATGGGTTCCCATAAAAATCAAGTAATATTTATTATTTCCCATTATGGAGGTGCATTATATGGATACAGTTGCCAAACGTATTAAATTGCTTAGAAAATTAAAAAAACTGAATCAAAATGATTTTGCTAATATAATTGGAATTTCACAAACACATATATCTAAAATTGAAAGTGAAAAAGACTATCCTTCGGATAAGCTACTTCGCCTTATATCAGAAGAGTTTGGGATAAGTTATGAATGGTTAAAGAATGGCAAGGGAGAAATGGAAGATACTACCGATACAAGTAGTCTTTCAACTAAAGACACACTTCTGGAGCTAAAAAAATTTCTAACATTTTGCGATAACGTTGAAAATGTATTGAGTTCTAATATGCTTATGAATATACCTAAAATCGTTAAAAGTACCGAATCAAGAGAAGATAATTATAAAAATCAAATTCTATTAGAAGTATCTTCATTGATTGAGAATATTGTAAAATTAAATGAGTATCTGGGAAATGAATCTACTAAAATAGGATCAAATGACAGTGCATATAAAAAAGTTGATGAAATTTATTGCGTTAAGGATATCTATAAAAGTAAGATTTCAAATAGCATAGATGCGTTAGTCAATTTATATTTAGGCAGTGGAAAATAAAATATAATATTATGCATAAATAATGTATAATTATACTTCCGTATTTCGTTAGTATTCACTTAGTCATTTCCTATGGTAAAATATATAAAAAAGTCCGTTAAACACTGATTTAAACAGGTTTTACGGACTTTTAAAACATTTCTTTCAATTCACTTAGTCACAATAAAAAAACTATATAGTTACATTTTGTTCACTTAGTCATGTTTAATTCGATTTAATGAATTTCAAGGCTGAAAGGTGCATAAAATAACGAGTTTTTCAAAATTTTAAGGAGATTTATGGGTCTTTAAAGATATAACTTTCTAGGGTTTACTTAGTGAAAAGTTACATTTTGTCCGAATACTCACATATATGTCCACCTTGTTTGTAGGTATTGATGTAAGCTCAAAGACCAATGCTG